ACCGGGCGGCGGGTGCAACTCCCGCAGCTGCCACAACCCTTTGAAGAGGTGGCACATGAAAATCATCCTCAAGGACATGATGGAGCGGCGCGGGCTCAACCAGCGCGAGCTCAGCGAGAGGAGCGGCGTTCCCCAGCCGATCATCTCGACGATCGTGACGGGCGTGACACCCAGCCCGACGATCGGCACCATGTACAAATTAGCCAGGGCGCTGCGGTGCCTGGTGGACGACCTCATCACCGACGACGACGCAGCCTAAAGGAGGCACCCATGGAGACCGTCAAGCTGACCCAGGGCCAGGTGGATCGCCTGGCGCACGGCATCCTGCGCATGCAGGATCAGATTGTCGCCTGGTTCCAGGATCCCGCGGTGCAGGACGACTACCAGGCCTGGATGGCCACCCAGGGCGAGCGGATCGCCAAGCGCGCCAGGATGCAGGAAGAGATCCACGCGCGGCGCGAGGAGGAGGCCATCCGGATGGCCACAGTCAACCCCGTGCGGGTTCCCGCATGAGAAGGAGGCAACTATGTCATACAGGGATATGCGCAACCACATTGCCGAGGAGCTCTGCCTGCTCACCAAGGGCAAGGGCGTGCTGCCGAAGCGGAGCATCGAGGGCGTCAGCGCCTGGACGCACGGTCTGGTCGACAATCTGGATTATTTTTGTAATCCGGATCCTGACATGACGGGTCGGACGATGGAAGAAGAGATCGACGCGAAGATCATCCAGATGACGATGAAGAACATCGACGAGATGTCGACGTTCCTGCTCTCTCTGGAAATCGTTTGACAGCAGGGTTTCGCGCCTGCGGGCGCGACCAAAGGGCTTTCCGATCGCCCTTTGGAATCCTTCGGGGCCCGCCTTCGCGGGCCGCATGCCGCGAACGGATTCGGCAGCCAACTCCCGCGGGGGCCCTTCATCACCTCCGCGATTGTGCCAGGCTGCCGACCGGGTTCGACTCCCGGACGCGGCACCACGCTCAACCCCTGCGCGCCGTGTCTCCGACCGCTTGAATGAAAGGATTGCGCCTTAGAACTCACTCTGGCGGCGCGCGGGGGAAGCGACTCGGCTTCGGCATGGGAGCCACCCATCAGTTCTGGCGGCCCGGAAAGACGGGCAACGGCGCGCCGAGTGGCTTGGCACTCCTTCGCGGCGCGCCACACATGCGGCTGACAGCCTGCGTCCTGATTCGTCACCTGACACTCGACCCGCGCAAACAACACCCGGGCTGTCAGGGGCCCGATCAAAGCTTCAGGGCGCGTCCCGGTGCAACTCCGGGAGGCCGCACCAGGGCACGCGCATGCGGCTGAACCTCTCGCGCAGCGCAAGCCCCGCAGCCGTCCGCCCCTCGCCAGGGCGGGCCGGTCTTCCTCGTTCATGTTTGATACACACATTCCTTTCTCTGAAATGGCAAAACAGAGGGGTGACGGCCCGGAGAGACGGGCACTTTGTTTCCCCTTTTCTCATGAAAAGCGGAACGGAAACCACGCTTTTTCTTGCACCCTTTTTGAAGAAGGTTCCGCGCTTCGGCGCGGGCAGGGGGCTTTCCGATCGCCCCCTGCACCCCTTCGGGTGCAATCCCTACCGGGGCGGCGTGGAACTGTTCCGCCAGGACAATCTTGCGGAGGTGGCACAATGCAGGAGATCACGACCAGGGGGCCGACGGCGGTGGAGAATCCGTTCATCGGCCACGTCACGCGAACGGTGGAAGAGTGCGTCTACTCCATCCGGGCGCACGTTTCCAACATCGCCGGCGACTACATCGGCGTCGGCGTGGATCTGATGGAGATCAAGGCCCAGTGCGAGCACGGCCAGTGGATGAAGACGCTGGCGGAGCTGGGCTTCTCCCAGGCATCGGCTGACAACTACATGAAGGTGGCCCGGGAGTACGGCCTGACCGGCAGCCCGCTGGCGGCCTTGCCCTACTCCAAGGCGCTGGCCCTGACGGCCCTGCCCGCCGGCGAGCGGGAGGCCTTCGCCCAGGAGATCGGCGCGGACGACAAGAGCGCCAGGGAGATCGCCAGGCTGATCCGGGAGAAGCAGAGCCTGGAGCGCGAGCTGGAGGCCAGGAACCGCGACGCGGAGGCCTGGCAGAAGTCCTACAAGGACGAGCACTCCCGCGCCTCTCAGCTGCGGCTTGACCTGGACAAGGCGAAGTTCCAGAAGACCCAGATCGTCGAGAAGATCGTGGAGACCGAGCCGGAGGACTATCGGGATCTGAAGACCTCGGTGGAAGAGCTGGCCGAGAGCACCCGCGTGGCTGAGCAGGCCGCCATGGACGCCGAGGCCCGGGCCCGGGAGCTGGAGGACGAGGTGGCCAGGCTCAGGCGCGAGGCCCAGGAGCGCGACGAGGACGAGACCGCGGACGGGATCTCCGCCTTCATGGACGCCGTGAACGCCTTCATGTCAGCGGTGCAGCCCTTGCCCTGGCACCCGGAGGTCTTCAAGACCGAAGACGATCGCCGGCGGTGCCGCATGTACACGGGCACGCTACTCAGCTGGGGGAAGGATATGCTCCACGCGCTCGACGCTCATGTGCCCGGTGAGGCGGTGGTCGTATGACGGACGAGACCGCGATCATCACCCGCCAGGAGCAGCTGCTCTCCCAGCAGCAGGCGCAGCTGCAGCAGGTCGGCCAGTACGTGATGCAGCTGGGCGCGACCGTGGCGCAGCTGACGGCGGAGCTCAAGGCGATCAAGCGCCAGCAGGCCGCCGTCACCCTGACCCACGCACAGACCCTGGAGGTGCAGCGGCGCGCCAGGGCGAAGGCCGCGGCCCTGTGCGAGCGCTACCGCCTCGCCGGCAGCCAGGCCGTGAACCAGATGAAGGCCGCGATCCTGAAGGACGTGCTGCGCGCCCAGGGCGTGAAGAACCTGCACGACATCCCCGCCGCCAGCCTGGACGACATCAAGCGCCAGGTGGACGGCTTCACGGGCTTCGAGGCATCCCGAAGCATCAGAGAGAAGGCCGCGAAGGGTTCCAAGGGGCGACCGCAAAGCCCCTTGGTCGCCGCCGCAGCGGCGAAACAGGAGTCACCATGAGCAAACCGACACCGCTGCAGGAGTGGCTGGCCCGCAAGGGCATTGACCCGGACGAAGCCCGGGAAAAGTGCGCGAAGCGGGGCGAGAAGGCCCTGGGCGGATACACCACCCTGATGCAGCACGACTTCACCCTCCCGCGCCTCGCGCTCGCCGTGGCGCGCGCCCTCGGTATCCCCGCCAGAGACGCGCGCCCGATGGGCAGGCCCCTCGACCCGACGAGGTGGAAGAAGATCTCCGACCTCTCCAAGCCCTACCCGGAGGACATCGACCCGGAATGGTACCTCCGCCTCAAGGAGAAGGAGGCCGAGAAGAAGCAGAAGCAGGATCTCATCCAGGGCCGCACCTGGCTCAATGTGATGGAGTTCCGCCGGATCCTGACCGCCCGCGGCATCAACTGGGAGGCCTGGGTGAAGGAGCATCAGGCGCTCTACCAGGGCGCCCGCTCCTTCTCGGCGGTGCCGGAGACCCGGAAGCGGCACGTGCAGGAGGTGGCCGAGCTGCTGGAGGTCGACCCGGAGCAGCTGCTGACCCACATCGCCATGATCGCCGACCAGCGCATCGCCTATGGTGGCTACGGCACCAAGCCGGTGACGGACGGCCAGGCCCGCGGGGATCCCATGAGCCTCAAGTGCAGGATCGACGCCGACCGCATCCAGGCCATCATGCGCGCCAACGGGGTCACCGAGGCCGAAGCCGGACGGCGCTACGCGGAGAGCAACGGCGGCATGGAGCGCACCGAAGCGGGCTATGCCAACGCCTTCCGCTACTGGCTCCGGGGCGTGCGCAGCGCGGTGCACAGCCAGTGGGCGACGGCTGAGCACTTCGCGGCCGCCATCGGGTGCGAGCCTGAAGACATCGCCGTGCGGCTGACCGCCGAGGAGGTCTATTTGCTCAACAAGAAGAACCGCACCGTCGACTATGAGAAACCCTGATTCCAATCCGCGACAGGAGGCGGAAAGGAGGCCCCATGCGGGGCTGCGACACCTGCATCCACTACGACCCGCGCCCAGGCGTGAAGCGTTTCTGCCTGGCGTGCCCGCGCATGGAAGCGCGAAGACAGGACTGCGACGCCTGGATCGCGGCGGTACCCGAGGCCATGAGCATGCGGGTGCTGCCGATGATCCGGGAGAGTCAGAACAGAGGGATGGAACATGCCGAACCGCATCCTTAAAGAGAGCATCTGTTCCAGCGACAGCATTGACCAGCTGTCCGCATTTCAGGAGACCTTTTTCTACCGGCTGATCGTCAGCTGCGACGACTACGGACGCATGGACGCCCGCCCGAAGCTGCTGGCCTCGAAGCTGTATCCGCTCAAAGATATCCGCGCCACCCAGATCGAAGATGCCCTCCGGGCGTTGACCTCGGCGGAACTGGTGACCCTCTACGAAGTGGACGGGAAGCCCTTCCTGCAGATGAATACATGGGACAGGCATCAGCAGGTGCGCGCGAAGAAGAGCAAATATCCAGCACCCGAGGACAGCGTGAGAGCGTCTGCAAGCATCTGCAATCAATTGATATCAGATGATGGCAAATGTCCCCGTAATCCAATCCAATCCGAATCCAATCCGAATCCGAATACGAATCCGACAACCGCGCGGGCGCGCGAGGCCTCGTCGTCGCCGTCGTGCGTGGATCAGGAGACAGAAAAGCACGACCGGGAGGTGGAGCAGGCCGCCCGGGAGGTGGGGCTTCAGCTGACGCCCGCCGGCATCAAGATGGCCCGCATCCTGGGCGCCAAGTACGGCCACGACAAGCTGCTGGAGGCCATCCGCCTGAGCGTGGATCACCCGCTATGGTCATACGTTGAGGGCGTGCTGCGCAACTATGGCAAGCCCAAGCAGACGGGCAAGGTCAACCCGTCGCTGAACTACTTGCAGCGCGAGGACACCGAACGCAAACCGCATGAAATGCCCGAATGGCTCAAGCAGGTGCAGGAGCAGGAGCGGCAGGAGAAAGAGCGACAGGAGCGTGATCAACATGGCGATGATTCCGACCCCGGTGTATCAGCTGGTGGAGCGCAGGCTGCATCAGCGTGAGGGCTGGCTGAAACGGCTGGAGGAGGCCGAGCAGGCAGCCAGGCAGCGCGCCACCGATCCCCACGCGCCATCCCCAGACCGTGAGCCCAGCGGCCACCGCCAGGGACGGGAAAACCGCCGCCTGGACGCCGCCGTGGAAGCCGCCGAGGCCGCCGAGACGGCCCGGATGTGGCTCAGGGTTTTCGAGCGCGTCGACCGCGCTTTCCCGCCGGAGAGCGCCACGGGCAGGGTGGCCGTGCTGATGTACCGGGAGGGTCTGACCCAGGAAGACACGGCCAGGAGGCTCGGCAAGGGCCGGCAGTACGTGCGGCGGCAGCGGGATATCTATGTCTGCCACTGCGCGGTGCTGGCGGCGGCGGCCGGGCTGATCAGGATCCGGAACGACACGACCGACAAGGAGGCAAGGACATGACAACCAAGGACATGGCGCGCAAGCTGCGGCGGCTCGCCGGCAACACCCGGATGCAGATCCTCAACCACCAGGACTGCATGTTCCTGGTGGAAGTGAGCGCCCGGCTGGACGAGCTGGAGGAGCGGATTGCCATCATGAGCGAGCCGCGGGAGGCCACCGCGGAGCAGCTGCGTTTTCCGGGCGACGCCCGGGTGATGACCTACGAGGAGATCAAGGCCGCGCCGGACTACTCGGTGCTGTGGGAAGAGGTGCGCATTGTCTGGGACGACCCGAACGCGAGGCTCCTGCCGGGGATCACGCCGGGCACGGTCGAGACGAGCATCGCGCCGGTGGAAAAGATCGGCCTGACGCTCTACGGCAGCGGCATGAACTCGAGCATCACGCCGGAGCTGGTCGCCACGGGCGGCCCGGACATCGTCCGCTACTGGTCGTCCAGGCCGACGGAAGCGCAGAGGGAGGCGGAACCATGGCAATGAGCATCAGCCGGGGGCAGCTCTACAACCCGGACGTGCGCTTCGGCGTGCAGCCGGTGGCGGGCGGCCAGGATTGGAAGCAGTGCGACGGGTGCCACAAGATCAGCACGGCGATGGAGCTGACACTCCCCAGCACGCTCTACTACAACGGCAAAGAGCTGGAAACGCGCTACGAGCGGCGCTGGTACTGCCCGGAGTGCATGGCGAAGCTGAGAGAGGCGGTGAGAGCATGAGCCGGATCGACGACATCAAGACCATCTCGCACCTGCTCGACGGCCACTACAACGAGGCGGGCGCGTGCGCCTTCGCCGGCATCGGCGAGGACAGCCGCAAGTCGATCTACTACGAGGGCGACAGCGACATGCTGATGAACCTGCTGTGCGACCTGGCGGCCGACGTGATCGCGGAGATCAGCGACAGCCGCATCGAGCTCGGCGAGACGCTGGAGAGCTTCGCCGCCGCCCTGGACAAGGAGGCGCGGAAGGCCTGGGACGAGCTGCGCCGGACGCCGGACGCGACGGCCTACAAGGTCGACCTGACCGAGGAGCAGCAGAAGCGGCTGCTCAACTGATGGGGCAAAATCCCATCCGGATGGGATTTTGAGGAGGCACGGCAATGAGGTGCTCGGAATGTCTCGATGGCACGAGCGAGCGCGCCTGCCAGGCGTGCAGGGAGATGCAGCGCACAGGCCGCTGGCTGTGGGAGCTCGACAACGGTCAGCGGATATGCCGCTGCCCAGACTGCGGATTCGGCAATCTGATCGGGCTCTACAGGTACAGGAACCCCTACAACTACTGCGCCAGCTGCGGGCATCTGATGATCCCGCAGGAGCAGACGAGGATGGAGGTCTGAGAGATGACGAAAGCGGAATACCTGAACAAGGCCGGCACAAGGCTGGCGGCCGTCTACTGCGATCTGGAAGAAGCCGTTATGGATCTGATCGAGTGTGCCTGGGACGAGGGCCGGAAAAGCGCGGATGCTGAGTTGATTGCCGGCGCGGTGCAGGAGGCGCTCAGCCGCGCCATCGTCGGCGGCCGGAAGGGCTACGGAGAGGGACAGTGAAATTCCTATACGTGTAGGAATTTGATGGGAGGCAATTCAATGGGATGGATGATTTATATCGCCAAGGAGAAGGATATCGGCAACGGCTGCATATGCTGCCGCTTCCGCCTTGGCAATGTATGCACTGCAGATGAACGCGTCGATATACATGAGCCAAACGATCCCGATGAAATCAGCGAATATCGCCCTTATGAATGCCCTTTCCGGTATTTCGACAGCGCGATCAGACCGATCACTGACAGGTTCAACGGAATGACGACAGAAGAGACCGCAGGATACTTCAAAGGCGCTGACCATGAGCACAGGAGATACATCAGACTCGAAAAGGAACGCGACAGATATGTCAGCGCCAACGCGAGAGAAAGAGCCATCCAGGCAGTATTGAAAGCAGGTGAAGATGATGGGGATCCTCGGCCAGATTGATATCGAGCTGCAGAAAGATCTTCTTGATTTCATCAAAGCGCAGGAAGAAAAACCATATCCTCATGTACTGAGGGACAGCCTGCTGGCGATGGCACTCAGAGAGATCATAGACGGAAATGCAAGAATAAGCGGATGGGCAAAGAACGACTCGAAGAAGACGGTGTACATTGAACTCACTTTCTGGGAGAACGAGGAGTCAGAGGAAGGTGAAGCTGACCATGCCGATGATCCGCAGCCTGTACCCTGACGACTGGGAATCCATCGCCAGGGGCGTCAAGGAGCGCGCCGACTGGAAGTGCCAGGCGTGCGGCAAGCAGTGCAGGAAGCCGGGGGAACCGTTCGATACGCACAAGAACACGCTGACCGTTCATCACATTGACCACTGCCCGGAAAACTGCAGCCAAGATAACCTGATAGCGCTGTGCGCGCCGTGCCATCTGCGGGCTGACGCGCAACATCACGCAAGGACAAGGAAAGAGAGGGCAAAGCGATGTTTATACACCTGACACACTGGATCATCAACACCGACGAGATCAGCCTGGTCGAGGTCGAGAACGTGATGAACGAAGAGAACCCTGAACAGGACGACACGGTGCTGCTGATCAGCCTGAAGGGCCGCAGGGACGGCATCACGGTGCGCGGCCCGGAGGCCGACTACACGCTGGCGGCGCTGATCGCCATGGACGACTGCGCCGACGTCAAGGAAGCCGCGATCAAGGGCGAGGGGTGGTAAAACCTCCGACTTATCCGAAAATGAGGCAAAAGGAAAGTCAACCCGAAAGCGGCGCCACGGAAAGGCAGCTTTAATTGTAGAAACGCTGTGAACACGCAACGAAAGAAATTCCCGAATTTGTTACGATACAGGGAAGATACAGGGGTGATAACATGGCAAAGGTGGAGCCGATCAGAGACCTGGGCAGGCTGAACGACATCCTGGACGCGCTGGCAGCGGACGACACGGCCATCGGGCGGCGGCGCTATCTGCTGTTCGCCTCGGGGATCTGGCTCGGGCGTCGCGTCGGGGATCTGCTCAGGCTGAAGGTCGGCGACGTCAAGGATCACGAAGCCCTCACCATCACGGAAGAGAAGACCGGGAAGTCGATCAGCCTGGCCATCAACACCAGGCTGCGGAAGATCTACCGCGAGCGCCTGGCCGATCGGGATCCGGACGAGTGGCTGTTCCAGAGCCGGCAGCGCAACCCGATCACGGGGCAGGCCAAGCCCATCGACAAAAAGACCGCCTACAACGACATGAAGGCGATCGAGAAGCTGGGACGCTTTCCGCCTGGCTACCGCATCGGCACCCACACCATGCGCAAGACCTTTGGGTACTGGTACTATCAAAAGTGGCACGACGCGGAGACGCTCAGGCAGCTGTTCAACCACTCGTCCGAGGCGATCACGCGCACCTATATCGGCCTGACCGACGACAACCTCCAGGACGCCATGCGGCGAACCTCGACCATGTACGACGATTGACCGATGTATGATACATTGACACAGGAAACCGGTTCGGCTATGATAGGCTCGCAATAGGTACGAGAGAGCGCAACCGCAGCACGCGGCGGCGCTCTTTTTCGTACCCTCTGTGGGTGCTGGCGTTTGGCCTCCTGGCGCTGGCGGGCGTGCGCGGCGCAAGTGAGGGGATACTGGCGCGGAGGTGGGCAGGCGCACGGATGGTTAAAGGAGCGTGAGCACCATGCCGCATGAGGCATACTACAGCGAGGCCAGACACCGCGAGTGGCGCGAGAAGGTGCTGCGGCGGGCGGGCTACCTGTGCGAGGAGTGCAAGCGCTACGGACGCCGCGACAAGAACGGTCTGCCGGTCAAGGCTACGACCGCGCACCACATCAAGCACCGCGACGAGTACCCGGAACTCCAGTACGACGTGCGCAACGGCCGCGCTCTGTGCGAGGCCTGCCACAACCGCGAGCACCCCGAAAAGGGCCGCGGCGGGAAGTACTGGTATTGACCGGGGACTATAGCGACAGGTGCACCGTGCGCCCGAGCGCCAGCACAACCGGCGACAGCCGCCGCGCAGGCGCTCACGTGCGCGCGGATGTGATGTTCACCGGGGTATCCCCCCACCCCTCGGCCCCTCAAAGCGGGGGGACATTAGCCGGGAGGGGGAAGTCTTTCCCTCCCCGGGGCGAAAATCCACGAAAATTTTGAGAAATGGAGGTGAGCAGCGTGACAGAGAAGCAATACCGCGACGAGATCGGCAAGGCGTGCAAGGCCCTGGGCGTGTACCGCGTGGAATTTTCCCGCACGCGCTGCCGCCTCGCTCAGATCTACGTGGACGCCGAGGCCATGAACAACACCGTCCCCACCATTCTGGCGAAGCTGGACGAGTGCCTGGATCACATCATGGAGCTGGAGGACGGCGACGACCTGGACAAGCTCCTGGCGCAGCTGAACAACATCACCAACAGCCTCAAACTGATGGATCGCCAGGATCGCCTACGCCGCACCGCCCTGGAGCATGAGCGCGCCCTGGGCATGACCGCCGATTCCGCGCGGAAGATCAACGACGCCGTCTTCTCCAAGTCCAAGGACGAAGAGGACGACCCGCTGGCCAACGCGCTGAGGGGGCTGGGCATATGAGCGAGCAGCTGCTCTCGCCGGCGGGCATCCCGCTGACCGAGGAAGAGGCCCACAACATCTGCACGCGCTCACCGGTCAACCCGCGCGCCGTCATCACCCAGGGCGGCGACATCCTGGCGTCCACATGGCCCGAGGGCAAGTACAGCCGCGAGGTCATGGAGTACGCCACGGGCATCGCCTGCGGGGAGATCGTCGCCGGCATCGACCGCATGCTGGGTGCCATCCGCTTCCTGCGCATGCTCTCCGACCCCGCCTTCGAGGTGCACACCCGTGACGCCGACTTCGTGATCGGCATCATCGAGGCCACGTTCCGGCACCGCCAGGGCGAGACCCTCGACGCCGTGCCCCTGCGCGGCAAGCCTCTGCTGCTGGAGCCCTGGGAGATGTTCTGCTGCTATGGCATGCTGGTCTTCTTCAAGCCGGGATCCCGGGAGTGGGTGGTCAAGGAGGCCCTGATCTTCATCCCCCGCAAGAACGGCAAGACCGCCTTCGTGGCTGCCTTCGCCTACGGCGTGGCGATGCTGGAGCGGGCGTCCGGCTCCAAGGTGTACGTGGTGGCCGAGACCCTCAAGCAGGCCCGGGAGACCTACGACAACTGGGAGTACAACGTCACCAACAGCCTCAACCGGAACAAGAAGGAGGCCATCAAGCGCGGTTGGCAGATCCTCGACAACAACGTCGACCACGCCATCCGCCACAACAGCCTGGCGGGCGGCTCCATCAGCCTGAACGCCCTGGCCGGCGACGGCAAGAACCAGGACTCCTTCAACTGCAACGTGGGCATCGCCGACGAGATCCACGCCTACAAGAACCCGCAGAAGTACAACCGGATCAAGGAGGCCTCCAAGGCCTATACCAACAAGCTGACGATCGCCATCACGACCGCCGGCGACGATGGCACCGGCTTCTGCGCCCAGCGCGTGGAGTACTGCCGCAAGGTGCTGCGCGGGATCGCCAAGGATGACCAGTATTTTATCTTCTTGTGCTCGGCGGATAAGGACGAAAACGGCGACGTGGACTACCTCTCCGAGGTGCAGCACCGCAAGGCCAACCCGTCCTACGGCGTCACCATCCGCCCGGCGGACATGATGAACGACGCGGCCCAGGCCCAGAACGACCCCCAGCAGCGCAAGGACTTCCTCTCCCGCTCGCTCAACGTCTTCACCTCGTCCATGAAGAGCTACTTCAACGTGGACGAGTTCAGGCGGAGCAACCGCCGGGCCGAGGAGGCCCTTGGCATCGATCCGCTGTGGACGCGCGAGGAGAAGCTGAAGTATCTGGCCGGCCTGGGCGTCAAGTGGTACGGCGGGGCCGACCTGTCCAAGCTGCACGACCTGACCGCCGCCGCGCTCCACGGCCAGCACAAGGGCATCGACATCGTCATCCCACACTGCTGGTTCCCGATCGTGGCAGCCACGCAGAAGGCCGACGAGGACAACATCCCGCTCTTCGGCTGGAAGGATGATGGATGGCTCACCCTGTGCAACGCCCCGACCAACGATCACCAGAGCGTGGTCAACTGGTTCATCGAGATGAAGAAGCGCGGCTTCGCCATCCAGCAGGTCGGCCACGACCGCAAGTTCTGCCGCGAGTACTTCATCGGCATGAAGCGCGCGGGCTTCACCATCGTGGATCAGCCCCAGTACTTCTACAAGAAGAGCGAGGGCTTCCGCCACATCGAGGCCCAGGCGAAGAACGACCGCCTGTACTACCTGGGCGCCGAGCCCTATGAGTACTGCATCCAGAACGTGCGGGCGATCGAAAAGACCGACGACATGATCCAGTACGAAAAGATCCAGCCGGAGCACCGCATTGACGTCTTTGACGCGGATGTCTTCGCCTGTGTCCGCATGCTGGAGTGTCTGGAAAAAGCCGGCCGGGCCAAGTCCTGGTTCGGGGACTAAGGAAAGGAGCTGATCCCGCATGGGGAAGAAAGCACGCAATTCCCGCTATGGCCGCGACGCGCCCGCGAGGTACCGCCGCGATGACACTGCCGCCACCACCACGGAAAACAGCGGGAAGACCGCCTTTCTGTGCGACCCCGACCAGTGGAAGGTGCTGATCGGCGACGGATACCGGCCCGTGAGCCAGTGCCCCGAGGTGCAGATGTGCGTCGGGATCTATGCCGACCTCATCGCGGCCATGACCATCCACCTGATGGAAAACCAGGAGGGTGGCGACATCCGCATCCGGAACGAGCTGGCCAAGAAGCTGGACATCGACCCGGCGCGGCACATGACCCGCTCGACCTTCATGGCCTGGGTGACCCGCACGCTGCTGACCGAGGGCAACTGCGTGGTGCTGCCGAGCTACCGGGACGGCCTGTTGGCCGACCTCAAGCCTGTGCCCCCGTCGCGCCTGTCCTTCGCGGCCAACGGCGAGGACTACACCGTCAACATCGGCGGCAGGATCTTCGACCCGGACGAGCTGCTGCACTTCGCGGTCAACCCGGATCCTGATCAGCCCTGGCGAGGCCGCGGCTATTCCTTGTCCCTGAAGGACGCGGTGCGCGCGATCCGCCAGGCGAACCAGACCCGCAAGGCGCTGCTGGAGAGCCCGGCCCCGTCCCTGGTGGTCAAGGTCGACGGCCTGAACGAAGACTTTGCCTCCGTCGAGGGCCGCCGCAAGCTGCGCGAGCAGTACCTGGACGCCGACGGGACGCCCTGGTTCATTCCGGCCGAGGCCTTCGCGGTGGAGCAGGTGCGGCCGCTGACCATGGAAGACCTGGCCATCAAGGACAACCTGGAGCTGGACAAGCGCGCGGTCGCCGCCATCTTCGGCGTCCCGCCCTTCATGGTGGGCATCGGCACCTTCAACCGGGAAGAGTTCCAGCACTTCCTGAGCACCAGGGTGTCGGTCATCGCCCACATCATCGAGCAGGAGCTGACGAAGAAGCTGCTCTACAGCCCGAGCATGTATTTCCGCATGAACGCCCGGAGCCTGTACAACTACTCGATCAGCGAGCTGATCACCGCCGGCAGCCAGATGGTTGACCGTATGGCCATGCGCCGCAATGAGTGGCGCGACTGGCTCGGCATGCCGCCGGATCCCGACATGGACGAGCTGCTGGCGCTGGAAAACTACATCCCGGCCAATAAGCTGGGCGACCAGAAAAAACTTGAGGGAGGTGACGAACATGCAGAAACGGACAACGACACGGGCGCAGTTCAAGACCCGTGACGAGGGCGGCGAGAAGCGCATTGAGGGCTACTTCGCCACCTTCCAGGGCTCCTATACGCCCTGGCCCGGCTATGAGGAGACCGTTGACCCCCATGCCTTCGACGGGCAGCTGGAGGGCGACGTGCGGTGCCTGATTGATCACGACACGCGCCTGGTGTTGGGACGCACCACGGCGGGCACCCTGGAGCTGCGGGTGGACGAGAAGGGGCTGTGGGGCTCGGTGCTCATCAATGAGCAGGACACCGACGCCATGAACCTTTACGCCCGGGTGCAGCGCGGGGACGTGAACCAGTGCTCCTTCGGCTTCGACATCAACGAAGAGGAAGACGAGTACCGGAACGACGGCAGCGTGCACGTCACGCTCAAGCGCGTGACGCTCTACGAGGTCTCCTGCGTCACCTTTCCGGCCTATGAGGACACCGCCATCCAGGCGCGCCGCCGCGAGGTGGACGCCATGAAGGCCAGGCAGCTTGAGGCCTGGCGGCGCGGGATCCTCGACCGGGTGCGCGGCGCTGTCAGCGTGTCCGCGCCGTAACTGTTTCCCACCGACCACTCAGAGAGGAGTGAATGACATGGCTCTGAAGCAGCTGCTTCTCACCAAGAAGATCTCCGCGAAGAAGGCGGAGCTCGAGGAGCTGCGCACCAAGCAGCAGGAGATCCAGACCCGCCGCGACGCGATGAAGAAGCGCGAGGAGGATCTGGAGGCCGCGGTGCAGGAGATCACCGAAGAGACCGAGCAGGAGGCCAAGGACGCGGTCGACGAGGCCGTGCAGCAGTTCGAGGCCGACATGCAGGCCATCGACCAGGAAGCCACCGAAAACGGTGAGGCCATCGACCAGGTCGAGGCCGCCGTGCAGGCCCTGCAGGAGGAGCTGGACGCGATCGAGGAGACCGTGACCCAGGCCGCCCAGCAGGTGGATGACACCCTGAACACCAACGACAATGAGGGCACCGAAAGGAGTGTAACCATCATGAACACCCGCAAGAAGTTTTTCGGCATGAACACCCAGGAGCGCGACGCCTTCTTCGCCCGCCAGGACGTGAAGGACTTCGCGCAGCGCGTCCGCGGGCTGGGCAAGGAGAAGCGCAG